TGATGCGATTGTTAAAAGAGGTGTAATGAAAGAAGATGAAGATAAAGAACCATCTAAAGCAGATCTTAAAAAAACAAAAGGTTTAGCCAAAGCAAAAGAAGAATTAGCTTTATTAACTCGTGAAATGAAATCATTAGCTAAAAAGTATTCCAAAGCTGAAGGTGAAGAAAAAGAAAAGTTAGTTAAAGTCTTAAAAGATAAAACTAAATTAAAAAAAGAGTTAGAGAGTATTATAGATAAGTAAATATGAAATTTAACGAAAGGTTTTTGTATTCATTAAAGATTGTTATTTTATTAGTTATTATAGCTTGGCTATTATTTTCTAATGAAGAAGATTATACTGAAGATTACAATGCTAAAATAGTAGCATTAGGACAAAAAGTCGATTCGTTGCATCATATAAATGACGAATTGACTTTTAAAATTGATACATTAAATGGTCAAATATCAAAACTAGATCAACAAATTGATTTAAAAGATAATAGAATAAGAACTTTAAAATGGAAAGTAAATGAAAAAGTTAATGCCGTTGATTCTTTTGATGATGATGAGCTTGAAAGGTTTTTCACAGAACGTTACGGACAGTACATCGATTCAATTGAAAAAACCAATAGCGAAACTAGTAATTAAGGATTTAATTACTGGTGATGGGGCTAAAGAAGAATTATCACTTAGTTTAAGTAAACTAAGATTATTAGAACAAAAAGTTGTTTTAAAAGATAGTGTTATAAAAAATTTAAATTTCCAAGTAGGAAATTTTAAATCTATAATGATAACAAAATCAGACCAACTGACTTTATCTCAAGAATTATCTAAAAGACTCCAAACAGATTTAAAAAAGCAAAAATTAAAAACTAAACTAATGGGTGGTGCTGGTTTAGTGGCTATTGCTGGGGTAATTCTTATATTAAAATAATATATGTCTGATTTAAAAAAAGTAATACGCCAAGAATATTTAAAATGTGCCCAAGACCCGGTACATTTTATGCGTAAGTACTGTTATATACAGCATCCCCAACGTGGACGCATACAATTTAACCTATACCCATTTCAAGAAAAAGTATTAACGTTAATGCGCGATAATCCATATTCGATTATCTTAAAATCTAGACAATTAGGTATATCAACATTATCAGCTGGTTACTCTTTATGGTTAATGACATTTCATAAAGATAAAAATATATTATGTATTGCAACAAAACAGGAAACGGCTAAAAATATGGTTACAAAGGTAAAATTTATGTATGAAAATTTACCTTCATGGCTGAAAATTGATGCAGATGAAAATAATAAGTTGACACTTAGGTTAGCAAATGGGTCCCAAATTAAAGCAACATCAGCTTCAAGTGATGCAGGTAGATCAGAAGCAGTATCATTACTATTAATTGACGAAGCAGCATTTATTGATAATATTGGTGAAATTTGGGCATCAGCTCAACAAACACTAGCAACTGGAGGTGGTTGTATAGCTTTAAGTACTCCATATGGTACTGGTAATTGGTTTCATCAAACATGGACTAGGGCAGAAGCATCAGAAAATGATTTTTTACCTATAAAATTGCCTTGGTATGTCCATCCTGAAAGAGATGAAGCATGGAGAAAAAGACAGGATGAATTACTAGGTGACCCCAGGATGGCAGCTCAAGAATGTGATTGTGATTTTTCAACTTCTGGTGATATTGTATTTTATCCTGAATATATAGATTTTTATGAAAAAACATATATAAAAGATCCTATGGAAAGAAGGGGTGCAGACCAAAATTTATGGGTTTGGGAATCACCTGATTACACTAGAGATTATGTTGTAGTAGCTGATGTTGCTCGTGGAGATGGTAAAGATTATTCTGCATGTCATGTAATTGATGTAGCAAATAATACACAAGTTGCTGAGTACAAAGGACAATTAGGTACAAAAGAATTTGGACATTTATTAATAGGTTTAGCTACTGAATATAATGAAGCAATGTTAGTAATAGAAAATGCTAATATTGGATGGGCAACTATACAAGTTGCTTTAGATAGACAATATACTAATCTTTACTATTCACAAAAGAGTGACTCCCCAAATGCTAGTTCGTATTTTGACAAATATCAAGACCACTCTAAAATGGTAGCTGGTTTTACAATGTCATCTAGAACAAGACCTATGGTAATAGGAAAGTTTCAAGAATACATTAGTGATAAAGGAGTAACAATACAATCAAAAAGGTTAATTGAAGAAATGAAAACCTTTATATGGAGAAATAATAGAGCGGAAGCTCAAAGTGGGTATAATGATGATTTAGTAATGTCATTTGGTATTGCTATGTACATTAGAGATACTGCTTTAAGATTAAGACAAAGAGGTTTAGACGGAACTAAAAATGCATTAAGTAATATGTCAGTCAACAGAACACCATATCAAGGGGGTTATGGGACTAACCAACAGGGCAAAAATCCGTATGAACAAAATTTCGGAAATGGTAAAGAAGACATTAGATGGCTCTTCTAAATCATATTTATAATAATAATAATACATTATGGCTGATAAAAGCGTATTTTCAAGATTAAAAAGATTATTTTCAACTGATGTAATCATCAGAAATGTTGGGGGGAATCAAGTAAAAGTAATAGATAGTGGTAAAATACAATCAACTGGGGAATTACAAACTAATTCGTTAATTGATAGATATAATAGAATTTATTCTACTAGCCCTTCTTCATTATATGGTGCTCAATTTAATATGAATTACCAGTACCTTAGACCTCAATTATACTCAGAATATGATTTAATGGATCAAGATGCTATTATCGCTTCTGCATTAGATGTATTAGCAGATGAATCAACACTCAAAAATGATATGGGTGAAGTACTTCAAATTAGAAGTGCTAATGAAGATATACAAAAAATACTATATAATTTATTTTATGATGTATTAAATGTAGAATTTAATCTATGGATGTGGGTTAGACAAATGTGTAAATATGGAGATTTTTTCTTAAAATTAGAAATTGCAGAAAAGTATGGGGTCTATAATGTTATTCCTTACACAGCATACCACATCGAAAGACAAGAAGCTTATAACCCAGATAATCCATCTGAAGTAAGATATAGATATTCACCAGATGGAATGGATAATTTAAGTTCTGGAATGTATCCTGTACCTGGAGCAGGTGGTGGAAATTTAGAAAATGAATCAGGTATATTTTTTGATAATTACGAAATGGCTCATTTTAGATTATTATCAGATGTTAACTATCTTCCTTATGGTAGAGCATATATTGAACCTGCTCGTAAATTATATAAACAGTATGTATTAATGGAAGATGCAATGTTAATTCATAGAATTGCTCGTGCCCCAGAAAAACGTATTTTTTATATGAATGTTGGTTCTATCCCTCCAAATGAAATAGAAACATTTATGCAAAAAACTATTTCACAACTTAAACGTACACCCTTCCAAGATAATAAAACTGGTGAATATAATTTAAAATATAACATGCAAAATATGTTAGAAGATTTTTATATTCCAATTAGAGGTAATGATGCTACAACAAAAATAGAAACTACACCTGGGTTACAGTATGATGGAATTCAAGATGTAGAATATTTAAGAGGTAAATTATTTGCTGCTTTAAAAATTCCTAAAGCATTTTTAGGATATGAAGAAGGAGTAGAGGGTAAAGCTACATTAGCTCAACAAGATATTAGATTTGCTCGTACAATAGAAAGAATTCAAAGAATATTATTATCTGAATTAAATAAAATTGCACTAGTTCATTTATATACACAAGGGTATACTGATGAAACATTAACTAATTTCACTTTAGATATGGCTAGTCCATCTATAGTATTAGAACAAGAAAAAATTGAGTTGCTTAAATCTAAAACAGAATTATCAGAACAATTATTATCTCAAGGTTTAGTACCATCTGATTGGATTTATGATAATGTATACCATTTTAGCGAAGACCAATATGATGAATATAGAGACCTAACTAGAGAAGATGCTAAACGTAAATTTAGAATAGCACAAATTGAAGCAGAGGGCAATGACCCAGTTGAAACTGGTAAATCATATGGTACACCTCATGACTTAGCTTCATTATATGGTAGTGGAAGAATGTACACAAACCCAGGTGGAGTTCCAGATCCAGAAAAATATGCTGCAGATGATCCTAAATTGGGTAGACCTAAAGATACTAATGTAAAACGTAATACACAAGATGATAATTTTGGTAAGGATAGATTAGGAGTTAAACGTATGAAAGATACAGATAAAAACGATTCTAATAGTATTAAAAATAAATTTAAAGGGGGTAGCCCATTAGCATTAGAAAGTGCTAGAACTACATATTTAAAAAACTTAGATATGTTTAAGTCTATTCCTCAACCTAACAAAAAGCAATTAGTATTTGAAGAAAATAAAGATAATACTTCATTGTTAGATGAAAACCAGTTAAAGAAGTAAAAAACTTTACATATTTATAAATAAATATATTTTTTGATGAAGATAAAACACTCAAAGTACAAAAATACAGGCATATTATTTGAACTGTTAGTACGACAAATTACCGCTGATACACTTAAAGGTGGTAATTCACCAGCTATAGATATATTAAAAGAATATTTTGTTAATACTAGTTTAGGCAAAGAATATAAATTATACGAATCTGTAATTAAATCTAAAGTAATAACTGAGGGTAGAGCTACATTAGTTATTGATACTATATTAGAGGCATCTACTAAATTTAACAGAAAATCTTTAAAAAAGCAAAAATATAATTTAATTAATGAAATTAAAAAACATTATAATTTAGAATCTTTTTTTGGTTCTAAAATTTCAAACTATAAAGAATTAGCAGCTTTATATACTTTAGTAGAAAATGTTAATTCAAAATCTATATCTAACCCAACACAGTTAGTTGATAATAAAATTACCTTATTAGAACATTTAACTAAAAAAGAAGTTACTCAAAATTCAAAACAAACAGTACTTGAAGAATTTTCTACATATGATAAAGATATAAGAACTCTTACTTATAAAGTACTACTAGAAAAATTTAACGATAAATATGATTCATTAACTAATGATCAAAAACAAGTACTTAAAGAATACATTAATTCAGTAGATTCAACCCCTGATTTAAGAAACTTTTATAATACTAAAATTAGCGAATTAAAAAATATTTTAGTTAAAGAAACTAAAAATATTAAAGATAAAGCTACTCAAATAAAAATTACTGAAGTATCTAAATTTTTAACTGAATTAAAGAAAACTGATAAAGTTGGAGATGATAATTTAGTTGATTTGTTACGTTATTATCAATTAATAAATGAAATACAAGTAGCAAATGGCTCTCAAATATAAACTTAGCGAAGCACCCTCTCCCAATTTAGCCGCCCAAGTTGGAGCTAAAATTGGTGATATATCTTATTCTAAAGATGGAGATACTAAATTTGTAGTTAACTCTATAGATAAAGAAACAGGACAAATAGGATGGAAAGTAATTGAACTACCAGCATTTGATAAATTAAATGATGATGTTGATGAATTAGTTTCTACAGCTAAAGGGGTTTATACTAAAACCAAATCAGACGAAGAGTTTAGAAAAATATACGAAGAAGCTAGATTATTAAGAAATAAAATTAGAAAACACCTTCGTAATGAATACCCAGACGAGTATAAAAGAATGACTATGGAAGGGGAAATTGAAGAAGCTACGGGTATTGATGGAAATGTAATAGATTTAAACCCTGCCAATAAAACAAAATTATCCAATTATGTTAAATTACCACACCATTTAGCTGCGGCTCTATTAGATGTAGCAGATGAAATGATGGCGGATGAAGCTGATACAATTAAAAACCAACCTCAAATAAAACAAGCTCTTGCATTATTAAAAAAAGCAGCTGAAAAAGCTATGACAGGAGAAAAAGAAGTTGAAGAAGTATCAACATCCTCCGGTGTGGCTGCATACAATACTCCATTTGCCTTTAAAAAAACAGGTAAAGAAGGAGTAAAAAATAATATATATGTTAAAAA